CCCTGATTCTTTGATCAAGTCATCCGTGCAAAGCAACCAGATGTAATTGGTTTCATTAGGCATCAACGGGCCAACCCCGAAGCAAGCCAAAGGCTTCTTGGTTTTGTTGGAGCAGATAGACCACGTATGGTAATCATTCGCAAGTCCGTGTCGTATAGCGTCTCTAGGGCGAGTCCCTGAGCTTAACAAACACTCCAGCTTGTCTATCTCCCGCATGTTATCGCCTACGTCCTCGATGTCACTTGGCAGTGCAGAACGGATGTAGACGTTGTTATATTCTAGTTGAACGGGTGTGGACGTTGGCTTCGTATTCACAGGACTGGAAGTTGGCAGTAAAGGCACTTGAATTTACAATCTTAATAACAGACTCAGGTGCTGCTGTATAGATGGAAAACCGAAACTTACCTTCCTCAGAAGCTCGCGACCCCAGCGCATCGACGTTGATGTTTAAGGGACTGTAAGAATAGACTCTCTTGTCACGGGCGCGTGGTGTTACCTCAAGCTGGAACGATGAAGCCTCCGAAAAGAACAACGTGCCATTCCGAAGGATCAACCGAGCGAGGCCCGAGGATGTCGGAGGGTTGCCTTGCTTGAACACCGGCTCACTCAAGGTGCATTCCATGTTGTATTTAAGACCAGAGAAGCATGTCTTGTAGAAGCCCTGGATGGTGGCGGTGTTGTTGTTAATTGAAACAATGTTCAGTTTCCTTCCATCCAAGTCATACACCTCAACTACATCTCCACTCTCTGGGACGAACCCGAGGTCGATGGTGATGTCAACTGCGTCAGTAACAACAGTCTGGTCAAATGTGTGCTTCTTGAGAAGATCTAGGTGAACCGTGAAGCCTCCTGTGGTGTCATCCTCTACGCGAAGCTCTTCAAACTTAACCTCAGAGATCACTGACTGTCCGGCCTTGTCGCACACACAGAACAACGAACTCTTCATGAAGTGCATCCCAATGACATCAAATGGCATCGTTAGCTTGCCCCATGAACTCAGGACTTTCTCGCGTCCATTAAAGAAGTATTTGTACAGGTAGATGTCCGTGCCTCCTGTAGCGAACGCCAAGAGTTCCTCTGAGGAAGTTCCCGCAGCAAATAACACATCCCCTTTAGGGTTATACGCTGGGATCTGTGTGGTGATCTCATCGGAGTCATAGACATCCGTGGTGGCGTTAAGGCTATACTCTTGGACTCCAAGGAACTCTCCACGCTCATACGGAAAGTAAACATACGATCCTACTGCAAGCGGGTCTGCGGTGGTGTCCGAGTTGTAGTTCGTGATGGCATTGAGTGTTACCGTGTCGTTGGTCAACGGGTCGCCCTTCAAGACGAACTGACCACGATTACCAAACAATAACAAATTCTCTTGGAATGCAATACTGCTTCGGAGGTCAGTCACGTTAGCGGTGGCAGATGTTACATCAATCGGAGCGGTGTCCAGAAGCGTCCTTACGGTGGTCCTAAAGAAGTTGAACAGTTCAGCCGCCTCAGACAACACGATGATATCCTGGAAGATGAACCCAAAGCGGTTCTTGAAGAAGACCATGTTGTTGATCGTGTTGCCGACAAAGGAGGGGAAAGGGTTGGTTTCATCATCGCCAGCTTCTCGTCTTCCCCATGAGGTAGTGTTGAGTGTGAAAGTATCAGGAGCAGTGTTGACCAGTTGTAAAGGAAGGGTGTTAGCGTCAAAGGCGACTTCAAGGTCTGGGCCTACGTCTTCAACCCAGCCACCTTCTCCGAAGGCTTGTCCATCGTTAGCCTCAAATCTAAGGTAGTAGTCATCCTCGTTAGCATCAGAGTCACCTCGGACTGCCACACGGAATCCATCAGGCGAGCGCACAGGTAGATCACTGAGAGCATCAACTTCTTTGTGGATGAGTCCTAATCCAGATCCATTGAGACCGTCGAAGGCTTCAACATGAAAGTCCCTTCCGTCATTTCGTTGGATGATGATTGAGCCGTCCTTGAGGGTGCAGGTGTATTTTGCTGTAAAACTGGATGTTGCTAGTTGTGAGGCGCGAGCGTAAACGTCTCCATCAATGTCCGTCGGACTTTGACTCGTAAGCGCACGGTGAAGTTCGTTGGCGATTGTTGTTGAATCTGCTATTTCCTCTTTAAATTCACCCGTAGATAGATTTGTTGTTATAGATACTTCCTCAAAAGGAGCGGAAGATGATGCAGTAGATGGCAAGGAGAAGTTAGGTCCGTATTGCGTAGCTCCTGGGTTAACTAAATTAACCTCCGTGACAACACCGCCTACAATAGTTGTAACAATCTCAGGTCTGACATGCCAGTCTACGTTGGGGAATTCTAAGGTGGGAGAGTCATTGTCGGCATAACCTGTTCCCTCTGTAGCGACCGAAATAGAGTCCAAGCTGTATGACACTCTCTCAAAATCTTTGAAATCGTGAACCCTCCATGTCAAATTGAAGGTCGCCCCTGATCCACTGAAACTCCCCGTGTCACGGAACTTAAGACCATACTTCTTACCGTAGTCACCTTGCTTGATGAACACCAAGGCGCGTGACTTGTCGAGAGCTTCGGACTTATCGTTGACATCCGTGCTTTTAGCTACAGTCTTGGTGGTGTTAAGGATGAACGTGCTGTCTCCAAGGGTGCGAGCTTTGAGGAGCTTGTGGGAGTCTGAAGCAGGGAAAAGAGTGTCATCCGTTGCTTTCAGTTGGAGGTAATTGTTATTGATGTTATACCCACCAGTAACACCCTCAATCGTTGCCTCATCTCCTGTGTCCACATTGAAAGCCCTAAGAACACCTTGGCGGTCACTCTGACTCCTGTGTTCAATAACAACCACATACCGTTCGGTCGCACTGCGCTCAATGAAGTGAATCATGTCGCCTTTGTTAAAGACGTTCGCATCGGTCAGCTTCTTGATAAGCCGCGCTGGTGGACGCTTGGTGAGTCCCTTGGTGACCGTAGGAAGAGCATTAAGCTGCTCCTCGCATTGACCAGGAATCCTGACACGAGGAGACTGTTGGCTTACTCCTTGAATCAGGTTGGGGACGGATGTGGTTATGTTAGCCATGTTAGTGCTTACGCAAGGTCAGTTCTACGGTTAATCCCGATGCGACTTGCGGTGTCGTAGTTGTCAAAGATGGTGCGGTCTGAGTTGGTTCCTTCGGCTTCTTCCATAGCTGCTTTAGCCATGATCTCGTCCCGATAGATAAGTGCTTCAATCTCACGCGAACCAACAAGCCTGTTGGAGAACATCCGGGATGCTTTGAGTGTGATGTAACGTCGAGTCTGTTCGGGAAGCTCGGTGAAGTCGAGAAGGAAGGTAACATCTACCTTGATCTCATCAATGGTGAAAGTCGTTGTGTAGTCCTTACGGTTGAACAGTTTGTTTCCTCGTTGGACCACATCGTGTGTGTTGTCTACAGCATCTACTTGAAGGACGTTATCAGGTAACTCAATCTCGTTGGATGAGTTAGCCTCAAGCGTGTAGTCTTTAGCTGTATTGAAATGCCACCCTTCTTGTTGAACCTCACGAGAGACCTCATCAAGAATGCCTTTAGCTAATGCCGCTGACGGGGGCAGGGCAGTTGTGTCTGCAATGGAGTTAACAGGAGATTCCGCGATGTATCCCAGCATGGTGTTAACCGCATTAAGTTCAGAAGTCAGGGTAGCCATAGTTGTTGTTATTATAAAAGAAAAATGAAAGGGAAGGCAACACCCCCATCCCCCGAAGGGGACAGGGATGAAAACCTTGGTATGGTATTAGTCAGCGTCCTTAACTTCAAACGAAGCTTCAGGGCGAAGAACACCGTGGCCCATTGCGTATTTAGCAACGAACAGGGTTCCTTGAAGCTCAAGCTTGTAATCACTCTCGGTAGCGAGGTCAAGAAGCTTGACGGTTCCGATAGCCGATGGGTGTCCACCGATGATGAAGGTCTTGGACAGGTCACCGTTGTATCCGGCTCCTGCTGATCCTCCTCCAAAGACATCGTTGTTGACAGACGCAGAACCGTCTCCAGTGCCATCACCAGAAAGGTCTGTTGCAACGTCAGCAAGGTGGTTGGACTTGAAGATGCGAAGACCAGCAACCATTGGGATGTTACCAGTAGCAACGTCACCACGACCACCGAAGTCACGGTTGATTACATTCTCGTCAGACTGGACAAGTTTGTAGTAATCAGCCGGCTTCAAGATAGCGTAACGCTGTCCATCATTCGGGATGTCGTTCTCGTCCAACTTCTGAGCAGCTTCAAAGAGCTTCTCCTGGATAACAGCCGCACTGAAGTCAGCAGCCTCTCCTCCGTCGATAGCGATGCCGTCTTTTCCTCCCGTAATAACGGAAGTAGAACGAGCAGCAGCGACAAGAGTCTTCATAGTTGCCAGATCGAAACGCTTGGCAAGAGCCTTACCGAGTTCCTTAGCGTAAATACTACGGACATCGTAATGGTTCTTAAGCTCATCAATGTTAGAGATGAAGGAGGACGCAAGGAGAACATCATCAATCGAGATGACCTTCTCAGCGTGTTTAATCTGACTGAGGTAGCTGTTTCCAGAGTCAGCGATGTTTTCGCCAGCCGTGTGGTATGCAGCAGTTGCAATCCCAGTTACAGGGAACTGAGCAGACTTTCCGTTCGCGATGGTGCGGATCGTATGAAGACCCTTCATCACGTTCATTTCTTCAAAGGTGGTCAGGATTTCTCCTGAGAACACCTTCAAGAACAATTCGTTAGTGTCGCTGCCAGTGGCGTTGACTTGTCCCAATCGGGATGGAGTTGTATTAGCCATAATATATGCTTTCTATTTTTGTTTTTGGTTTAAGGGTGTCCTCAATCAGATGTATCCAGTGGTCGGGTTCAGAGTTATTGATTGTCCACCTCGGTGGGTCTCATCTTCGGCCTCGTTACGGAGTCTATCGTT